CATAGTCATTAAGCTTAAACCTTTTATCCATGGCTTCACTGCCATCATACATAAGGAAATTATAAATCTTTTGCTTATAAACAACCTTTGGCTTCATATAGGTTATGTCCTTTCTCTTTACTTACTCAAGGTCAAATGTTTCCATATATTCTTTAACATAAACGCTGTTAATTTTTTGAACATCTTCAAACTGTTTTAGCTTAAAAATAGATTCAGGATCAAGCTTGTTCATGGCTTCTACCGCATCTTGCTGATTATTAAAAACAGATCCAATTCCAGCAATAGGACGCTCTTCAATAGCGCCAGCTTGTGTAGTTACTTGTGAATAGAGCATATAGATAAAAGATGAACTTATGATAGAAGCAATTCTATCAAGCTCATTTTCATTTTGTGTATAAAGCCCTAGGACTAGATCTTGATATTGCTCGTGGTTAAGCCCAGTAATTGTTTCCATGTCCTCGTCCCCAAGACAGTGTTCTACTTGAAAATAACTAACTTGCAAGCCAATTAAAAATGAAGTTCTTGTAATTTCTGGATGCTGCTTAGCTAAAGAACTAAACGTTGCTTCTCTCATATTGCTCATTTTTCACCTCAATTTCATTATATCACTTTATTGAATCCATAGCTTCCTTTACTAATTCATACTAGCACATTATTGCCTAAATTGTCAACAGCTAGCGCAACTTTTATTTTGTCACAAAAGTGTGCTATACTGTAACTAGTCAAAAAGCAAGGGCTATTGGATCACACACTAGCAAAAAAGTTTGACTTAGCAAAAAAGTGTGGTATACTAATTAAGTATTACAAATAAACCGCGGAATGGCGTGCTTGGCGAAGCAATACGCACATAAAATTGAATAAAAGAATCATGCAGTCGCCTTACTGCAAAACAAATTTGGCGGAGTTACCTATATTTGAACCTGATATAAGTAGCAAACAACAGCGGGTAAACTACATAATAAGCCCGTACCCTTAACCGTTAGGCAGGGAAAGCTAAACCTTATGGCACAAATCTTTTCTGGCAGACACTTAAGCCACTTTAGATTTGGCTATTATCGGGAAACCCTTAATAGTTGCTAAAAATATGTGGTGGCGCAGTGGACACTATTGGTACGTCTGGAGGCAAGCCTAGTTAGTAAGACTAGAGAGTTCCTCGTAAGCGGCTTTTAGTTGATCTATATACTCTATGTGGTATTCCTTTTAAAGAAGGAATAAGGTTACTAAATTAAGGAAACTTAGCATCGTTGGTTGAGTGCGGGATGATGTTGAACCTAGTTCAGTTTAGTAATAGTGTGTGGCAACACATACTTGTACAGGTTACGGGGCTGGCTCCGGTCGAGATGACGGGATTGATGTTCGTACACTATTCTCATTTTCCTTGGGAGTAGTGTACCCTAAACTCCACCTAATCTCAAATCTAAAATTGATGTGTGTTCTTCTAGTTGTCAAGTGTTTTTTGTGGTTTTGGATTAAATATCTCAATAAATTAGAACCATAAAAACAAAGCTAAAAACATATACAGGCTACTTAAAAGAACTTAGCAAAAAATCCTTGACAAATTACTTATAATACTGTATGGTAAAACTAAGTAACTTAAATTAACGAGGAGAATTCTTAATGAAAAAGCCTAAAAGAATGCCTAAGAAAGTTTATAAGAGTAGATACTATAAACAAAGTCCTTTAGAAAAGTTTAGCGAGGTATTGTACCTTTTCAGAAATGATAGAACTAACCTTATTTATGTTTTGGCTTATGATCCAGGTAAAGAGTTTGTGAATAAAGTGTCACAAGATTATAATTATTCTACTGATTTAAACTATGCAACTAAGGTTAAATATGGGTACTATAATGAATTTAGGTTAAAGTTTATTAAACCAGATAGCACTTATTATAACTTTGATTATAGTGATGATATGGACAGACTTGTTAGGTATAATCCTAAGAAGAAGGAACGTAAACTTAGTAAAGAGTTTCTTAGTAGTCATAGTGTTAAGTACTCTAAAGAAATTACTAAGCAACTTATTAAATCTAACTGTGACTCTTATGGGGAATTAAAGGTCTATAACTGGCTAATTGATAACCATATTAAGTTTCTTAATCAGGAAAAAGGACACTTAGGATGCTATAGCCCAAGATCGGGTGTTAGATTGCCTTATGACTTTGAAGTACCTTCCCTGAAACTTGTTATAGAAGTTCAAGGTATCCAACACTACAAAGTAACTAAGCTAATGAATAATACTCAGAATAAGCTAGATAAGCAAAAAGCTAGGGATAATTACAAGCGAAACTTTGCAGAAATAAATGGCTATCATGAGCTTGAACTTACCTATAAGGATATGGAAAAAGACAATAGGTGGCAATCTAAGCTTTTACCTGTTTTAGAAAAGTACAAAGCATCTAATCACATTTCTTGACATAGGTGCTAATGAATTAAGCACCTATCAGCAATATAAAGATAGTCTAAAGCGTCATTATGCAAAGGAACAAGGGTACTCAGAACTGGAAATATCCTACAAAGACATTGAAAGTTCAACAGAGTACATTAAGATATTAAACAACTTAGTAATGACTTATCAGGAAAAATTAAGGATTTTAAACAATAACTAGTTCTTTCAAGCTAAAAAAGGGGGAAAGACCTTGTATACCACTAAACAATTTGGCGTTTATTATATAAACTCTAAGATTATGTATTGGTATGAGGCGCTTTGGATATTAGGAAGAGGGTCTATTCGTAGTGTCGCAATGCTTCCTGATAATAGTCAGTTAAGTACCCCTGTATATGGCTATTATGAAACAGATGAAGCAACACATAAGGTTAAATTAAAATACACAGATGATGTCAGTGAATTAAAATGCTGGATTAGCTACGTAGCCATACCTGCTGTTTATGCCTTGAAGAAGTCAAAGCGTCTAGATTATAAGTATCAGATAGATTATAAACTTACTGTTAAAGATATTATCAGTATCTTTTTAAATGACTATACAGTTCCTAGCTATAGTAGCATAAGACCTATGTACCATAAGAGTCACACTGCTTGGACAAATTCAGGAATTAAGTATAAAAGATTGCTTACTTTTTATAGCAAGGCTAATAGTGAAGACTATAGAATGAGGCATAATAGTCGATACACAAGCTGGCGTAAGAAATATGCACAGGTGCTTGATTGGGATGGGGTAACTCATCGCAACTCAGCAGGCTGGAAGACGAAGAAGAAACGTCATCAGTGGGAATAATGTGGTATAATTAAGTTAGTTTGCCACAGAAAGCAGGGAAAAGTTTGTCAAAAATTTGGACAAAAGAACGTCTTAATGAGGCGCTTAACTTATTATCACAAGGTAAAACAACAGCAGAGGCTGCTGATGTAATCAACAAAAAATATGGATTAAATGTGTCACATGAGGCTGTTAGGATTAAGGTTAACCGTGCTGGTTTTAGAACTAATGGAGAGCCTAAAAATGACGACCATTCAGAAAATTTGACTTTCTCTAATGATCATGTTATGGCTAATATCAACCAAAACTTTAGGGAACAACGTGAGTTCTCAGATGAAGAACTTTTGAGAATTGCTGGTATTGCCCATCCAGAATATTACCATATCACAAAGATTCGTGGGGGTCAGTGGTCAGTTGTAACAACTAAGCAGGGGAGAATGTGGAATTACTCAACTAACGTTACTGCTGAGCATAACCCTATTGATTATAAGAGCTTGTCAGATGCCCTTGAATCCCATGTTAAGCCATTTGAGCTACTTAGGGATAAGAACATTGATCCTTCATACGCCTATAACTACTTAGTTGTTCCAGTGTTTGATACACATTTTAATGGGGAAACTTTGCCATTTTATGAACATGCTCTTGAAATGCAGAAGAAAGTCATTTTAGGTCACCCATATAAGAAGATTGTTATTATTCAGGGTGGCGATGCTGTTCATGTTGATACGGTTAATTCAACAACAACTAAGGGGACTATTCTTGAAACAACTAAGGTAAACAAGATGATTGACGAAGCCCTTAAGTATTTTGAAACACTTATTGGTTGGTGCTTAGACCAAGGGACTAAAGTGGAGTTCATTAGTGTGCCAGGAAACCATGATTATACTTTGTCTTACATGCTTGTTCGCATTCTTAAGCAAGAGTATGCTAATGCTGACATTAAGTGGGATATTGATCTTTATGAGCATTATAAGGCAACACATGTTGGTCACAATATGATTGGCATTACACATGGGGACAAGGGTAAAAAGAACTTTGTGTCTATTTATGCAAGCAAGTTCCCAGAACTTTGGGCACAATCAACAAATAGGGAATTATTTTCAGGTCATTTACATACAGAATTAGATAAAGATTTAGGTGGTATTTTCCAGCGTCAGATCTCTACGTTAAAGCCAAATGAGCTTGACCAATGGAGTAAGGATATTGGTGCCATTTCTAGGAAGACATTTGAGCTAGTCGAGTATTCAGAAAACATGGTTGACTCTGTTCATTATATCTATTAGCTAGTGTACCTCCTAAGTCTATATTATACATGCTTAGGAGGGGAACAATGAGTAAGCAAGAACAGGTTAAAGATGAGTTGCAAAAATTAGGTTGCATTGATGTTAGCAGTGTGTTAAGGTTACTAAATAAAGATATTCAGGAATGGAACCCTAATAAGGTACCTGCTAGTAGCTTTGCAAGTCACCTTATGGCAAAGTACTCACTAAATAAAATTGACTGACTTGATGCCTTACTGGGTGAAACTGGTGGGGTAGTAAATGAATAAAATAATGAGGGCTGGATCGGTAAAAGGATCTGGCGCTCTTTTTCATACTAAGGGGAAATTTAGATGACATACAAGATTTATGATAAGCCGGGCTGCGCTAAGTGCCGAATGACAGAACGAAAATTTAAAGTTAAAGGAATACCTTACACACGTAAGACACTCTTAACAGGTGATAATAAAGAGTATACGGATAAGAAATTAGTACAGTTTAAAAAGCAAGGGTTTAATTCATTTCCAATTGTTAAGGTTTATAATGACGATGGTTCTTTAAAGGATTCATGGTGCGACTTAAGAATGGATAAATTAAATGAATATTTAGGTTGACTTTTAGAAAATGATGTGCTATTATAGTATTTGTAGATGAGGGAAATTGCTAGATAGGTAAATTAATGAAACACCCTTAGGCTCTTAGATTTACACGTGTAGGAGCTACAACGAGTACATGTGGGAAGAGACTAAGGTAAAAATGTAGCTAGTGGTTAGTTTAGCAATTGAACAAAATTCTACCCTCCTTTCTTGATACGAGAAGGCCCCCTAGATTAATTTCTAGAGGGTCTTTTTGTTTATTCAAATATGTTACCAGATTCTTTTAATCTGTTAACAATGTCAGGGTTATCAGGCTTCATACGTGTATCAAGGTCAGTATAGGAGAAATCATAGGAGTCCTCACTATAGACCTGCTTACGGATGTAATCAAGCGCTTCAAGGCAGATGACGCTTGCCTGGGCGTAATGATCCCCTCCTCTGCGGCCTATTACCTGTCTAAAGCTACCATCGTCTTGCTCATCATCTCTAATGAACACATTTTGCCAATGCTTGATGTATGTTTCTAGTTCTTCATCATCTTGTTCCCAGAAGCCAATCATGCCACGTTTCATAAGGTCAATGAAGCGCTTATTTTGTGTTAGCTTGTCCATTGTGGCTGTGTTAGTAGTATCACTCCAAGTTGTTTCAAACTTGCCTGAGGCGGCGTATAATCCTGCTGTGGGGTTAGAGCTATACTTACCACCATAGACCTTATCTTGGCCATATATTTCCATTAAGGCATGTATCTTTTCACCAGCATCACCGACATCGGCAATGATGATGTCAGGGTCATAGTTTCTTAACTTAAGCTTTATGGCCATAATATCGGAGCCAGAGCCAACAACATTTGTGGCACCTACAGCTTTGACTTTAAAGACATTTAGCATATCATAGGCACCATTAGCACGCATACCCATGACAACACAGTGATGGTATTGTTCACCCCAATCAATACCTACAGCTACCAATTGGTAACCGTCACGATTAAGTCTTCGTTTGGGAAATGTTGCATGATCCTTTACATCAGCATCAGATACCTGTAACTTAGTGTCTTGATAAGGCATACCTAAGTTATAGTTATAGAATGCTTGTTTTGACTTAGCATTAAGCTCCGCCGTTTTAAGTGCATCTGCTGTGATCCATACGGCGTTCATTTGAGAGATATGGTAGCCACGGGTACCATTTGTGTCCTGTGTACGCGAAGGGTAACGTGATCAGAGTATACCGTGAGTTTCCTCATACTTTAACACTGATTTAACAGTCGGCTTAGACTATATCTTAGACTTATTTTTTGGCATAAGTCTCTCTGCTTTACAATTTGCTTAAATTTGATAGGAGATATGATTTTATTGTTTCTAAAGATTCACAAGTGTAGGGTATTTCAATTAAGTGATAGCCATTTTTAGCTGCATATGTTCTTTTTATTTTATCATGGAGCTGTTGCTTTTTGAACTGAGGCTTTCCTCCAAATAGAGGTACAGGTAAATAATGTTGCTTACCTTGGTACTCTATTAGAGAATTATACTTTGGCAAGTAAAAGTCATAGGATAGCAGTTTATCATCTTTACAGCCTTTAAAAGATTTGTGAAGCTCATACTTTATATCACAGTCATTTAAGATTTTAGTTATAAACATTTCACCATGCGATACTGTATTACATACAGGGCATCTTCTACCCCTTTGAAATAAGTAGGGGTATACCTTATATACCGTTCCACAGGATTTATGTCTAATTTTTACATATGTTTTTGTGTCTACATATTTTCCTACTAGCTCATACTCACCATTTGATACTCTATTTACTTCCTTTGCATACTGGTCAGTTGTTTTTACATATGCTTTAGAGTATCGTTTATAAATGCACTCTTTGCACTCTGCGCCTTCAAGAAGTGACATGGCATTAACCCAGTATTCTCTTCCACAAGGGTTATGTCTAACTTTTATATAATTGTTAGCACCCTTATATGGAGATACTATAGTATACTCAGACCCATGTAGCTTTTTTAGTCTATCTTCATATGTCTTTCTATAACCTTCAATAACCTTTTCTGCTTTTTCTTTTCTGGAACAGTAAGGGCACTTCTTTCCACGAAGGATAGAGGCAGCATTCGCCCATCTAGACTTTCCACAGGTGTTACATTTGATGTTTATTTTTTCTTTTGTACTAATATACTTTGAAAGAACAGTATATTTACCCTTTCCAAAAATTGCATCAATTCTTTTTTCAAATATATCCTGCGTTATCCTTCTGCCAGAGCAGTAAGGGCATCTTTGACCATCATGCAAGAACTTTACCGGTACAATATCAAAAGTTCTTCCACACACTTTGTGCAAAACTTTTATTTTCTTTTTATTTCCCTTATAAGGTTCTGTAAACTGGTATTCTCCTTTGCCAGCCTTTAGAACTTCTTTATCAAATTCTTCTTGTGATTTCATTGACATTTATTCATATCTTATTTTGCGTTTAAGCAAATCTTTCTTATAGTTTTAACTATACCCATTTGTACAGCTATCTATAATTTTAGTCGTTAGGGCTTTAAAAGTCAAGGAACAACTTTATTTACCACGGTGGTTAACTCTATCCTACTTGAGGACTTAGTCTTTCTTACCAGGATATTCGTGTACTTACATACCTTATTTTTCCTATGCCCGTTTAACAGAGTTTATTTTGTGGCTTTTCACCACGAACGTGAGTTACAAGTTAGCCCACGTTCCGTTATACCACCTATCTAAAGGCTTTCCACACTTAGCACACACAAACTGGTAGGTACCCGGCATAA